GAGCGTCCTCCATCGCCCAGTACGTCGCCGGGATGGAAGTCCCGGTCAGCTGAGCCATGTACCGGCTGAAGGCGCTGCCGATGCTGGCGGCGGAGGCGGAGATGCGCCGCCAGATGCCCGACGCGGTGACCTGCACGTAATTGTCGCGGCCGGAGGTGTCCTGTCCGGGCGGCCAGGAGCTGATTTCGCCGTAGAACCGTGACCCGGAGTAGGCCACGGCCGTCGAGGACGTGGCGTTGACGCTCACCCTGATCTGCGTGTTCCGCAGGATGTTCGGGTAGTAGGCGCCGCCGGAGTATTTCGGCGTGAACCGGCCGTCGTTCCTCAGCGTGAGCGTCAGCTGGCTGGCGCTGATCGACGAGGACTCGTCGGCCCGGCCCATGTTGGTGATCTGCAGGCCGGCGGAGACCTTCACGTAAGCCGTGATGTCGGTCCACGTCACGCCGAGCAGCAGCTCGACCTTGGCACCGAGCGGGTTCGGCGGTTTCCCCGGAAAGGTGGCCACTAGCGGGCCGCTGTCTTGACCGCCTGCGCGAGGCGGCCGGTGCGGGCGGTGTGGTTGGCCGTTTTCACGAACCAGTCCTCGAGCTGCTGCTGGGAGCCGATAGGCCCGTTCACCGTCAGGTGCAGGTGCACGCCGCCAGCGCCTCCGCCGTGTCCGGCGGGGATGACCTGCTCGGGGCGGCCGGTGTTGTTGACCGCGATCGAGGTGCCGGTCGGCAGCCATCCGCCGCTGTCGTAGCCGTGCCCGTGGCCCAGCACGCTCAGCCAGCCGGGGTTGCCGTACCGGCTTTCCGCGTAATGCAGACCGGCGTAGATGTTGGCCAGCGGGTTGTAGATGTTGCTGCTCAGCGCCGGGCTGCGGTAGGCGGCGAACGTGGTGCCGATGAGCTGAAGCAGTCCGCGGCTCGGGTCGCCTTGCTGGGCGTTGATGTCGGTCAGGTTGATGGCGTTCGGGTTGCCGCCTGACTCGGTGAGGATCTGCGCCATCACGGTGGGCAGGTCGGCGGCGGGCAGCCCGAGCATGGCCAGCGCCCGCAGCGCGGTGCCTTCCCACTGGGTCACCCCGGCGACGCGGCTGTAGGCCACTGAACCAGCGGCAGCGGCGGCGGCAGCGGCAGCGGCCTTCTTGACCGCTGCCTTCAGCTGCCCGATCAGCCGGACAGCGAAGTTGCCCTCGACGGCCTTGCCGAAGCTGTACTCGTTGCCGCCGATCCAGTTCTCCGCGCCGGGCAGGTTCGGCACGTAGCCGCCGGCCGCGAAGCCGGGGATGCCGGGGATCATGGCCTTCGACTGCCCGTGCGAGTAGACACGCGACCCCGGGGGCAGCGAGACCAGCTCCGGCCCCTGCTCGCCGACAACCGCGAGCCCCGGGCCCGTCCCGCCGCCGGCCAGGAACTTCAGGCCGCCCTTGACGCTGCCGCCGACCCCGGTGGACTCGTTGAAGTAGATCGAGCCGCTGCCAGCCGCGTGCAGCAGGACGTTGACGGTTTTCCCGTGCAGGCTGTTAATGGCCTGCTGCAGTCTGGCGACCGGCGAAGTGTCGGAATGCGGCCTCAGGATCAGCCTGTTAGCGGCGGCTATCTGCGGCTGGGTCAGGCCGATCTTCCTCAGCATCGCGTCCACGTGGACCGGGTCCTGGCCGGGCTTCAGGTTCAGCTTGTTGACGCTGGCTATCTGCGGCGGGGTCAGGCCGATCCTCTTCAGCAGGGCGTCAATATTGCTGCTGCTGCTGCCCGGCTTGACGATCAGCTTGTTGACCGCGAGTATGTCCGCCTGGGTGCCGCCCAGGCTGTAGATCAGCGCGTCCACCTTGCCGAGGTTCGAGCCCGGCTTGAGGATGGCCTTGTTAATCTGGCTGATCGCAGCCTGGCTGAAGCCCAGGCTCGTAAGCAGCTTGTTCGCGGGGACGAGATCTGCTGTGAGCTTCGCCGCCACATTGGTGCCGGTCCCGGCGAGCACGGCACCGATCGAGGCTCCCTGACCGGAACTGCCGCCCTGACCGACAGCGGTGGAACCCTTCACGCCCGAAGAGAACAGGTCGCTGAACTTCTTGTAGGCCAGGAATCCGGCGATCTGAGCGGTGACAGCCAGCCCGATCGTCGCGCCGATAGCAGGAGCTGACAGCTTCGCGGCCGCCGCCCAGGCGCCCCCGGCTTCCGCGCCCCCGGCTGCTCCCCCGGTGGCCATGGCGCCCCGGATCTCAGCACCGGCAGCTGCGCCGCCGCTGACTATGCCAGCGCGCATCTCGGCACCGGCGGCCGCCCCGCCGCCCAGTTCCACCAGTCCGCCGGCCAGCCACTTGGCTGCCGCGCCGACGATCTTCACCCCGACGGAGATGACGCCGAGCTTGTTCAGGATCAGCAGCGCCCCGGCCACCTCCGCCAGCGGCTTCGCCAGCGCCGGGGGCAGTTTCGCGACGAACGCGAAGAACCCGGAAATAAGCTTCAGCTCCGTCAGGCCGCCCGTGGTGAGGCCCGGCGCCAGCGCCTTCAGCGCCAGCCCGATATTCACCAGCAGCCCGCCGACGACCGGGCCGTTAGCGTGGAACCAGGCCATGAACCTGGTGATGTCGTCGCTGGCCTTCTTTGACTGCGACCACTTCAGGACGTTCTGCGCGAAGCTCAGCATCCCTGCGGATGCCTGGTTGATCAGCGGCGCGAACTGCGGCAGCAGGGTGATGAATGCTTTCAGCAGGTCAATGATCGCGTTGCCCGCCGCGCCGACCGCCACGGAACCGGAGCCGGCGACGAAATCACGGAACTTGGCGAACGCCGCCGAGTTGATAAGCCGGTCGAACTGGGTGCCGAGATACTGGATGAACGGGGCCACCCCGGCGATGACCGGGCCGAGCTTGCCGGTCAGGTCGGTGACGGACTTCAGCCACGGCTGCAGCGCCCCCGCCACGACCGGCGTCTCCGCGGCCTTCAGGTCCTGCCACGCCTGCGCCATGTTGCCGAGCTGCTTGCTCAGGGCGATCTGCTGCGGGGACAGTTCCGCGTACGCCTTATTGATGGCCAGCTGCTCGGCTGCGTACGCCTTGGCGTTGAAAACGCCCGCGTTCGTCGCGGCGTTGTATGCCAGCTGGTTCTTGGCCAGGGCCAGGTGGTAGGCGGCCAGCGCCTTGGCCCGGTTCGCCCCGCCGGCCAGGGCCGCGTTATAGGTGAGCTGGGCGCTGGCGTTGGCTGTTTGCAGCCTGAGCTGCGCCTGCGCCTTCGGCACGCCGGCCGCGATCGTCGCCTGGTAGTTGTTCTGCGCGGTGTTGACCGCCTGCGAAGCCTTCAGCGCGTCCGACAGGACCGGCTTGGCGACGGCCCCGAACGCGGCCAGCGCGGCCGCCCCGGCGACGGCCGCGCCCGCCAGCCCGATCGTCGCGCCGGCGGCCACCCCGAGAATGCTGCCCGCGGCCGGGGCCAGCGCCAGCGCAGGGCCCACCAGCCCCGGGTTACCCTTCAGGCCGCTCAGCGCCTTCTTCGCCCTGGACAGCGCTGACTCGTCAACCTTGACCTTGACCTCAAGGTCCCCCAGCTTCGCCTTCGCATCGGCGGCGAACAGGTCCAGCTTCGCCTTCGCGACCAGGTCGTTGATCTTGACGGTGAACTGAGGGAACTTCGCCTTCAGCTTCTCGGCCTTAGCCTGGAACTCGTCGAGCTTCGCCTGCGCCTTGCCGGTCAGGACCACCACGTCCACCGGCTTGATGGCCTTCATCGAGTCGTCCAGGCGGCGGATCGCGGCGTCCGCCAGCACCGCCTTCGCCGCGGCCCGGTCCTCCGCGTCCCCCGTCTGCCGGAGAGCTGCCGCCAGGATCTTCGACTGCGCCGCGGTGCGGTCTTCCTTCTGCCCGAGATCCTTGATGACGTCGGAGAGAACCTTCGCGCCCCGCGCCGCCAGCGCCGCGCTGTCGCCGGTCTTGCGGAAGTCGCCAGCCAGCTTGTCCGCGCCACGACTTATAAAGTCGTACGTTATGGACTCGGCCACGGCGTCAGTCCCTCAGCTTCCCGGATTCATGCAGGTAGTCGGTGAGCGCGTCGAACTCGGCGGTGGTCAGCTCCCTGATCTGCGCCGGGGTCCAGCCGAAGGTTTCCGCGAAGATCCCGAGGTAGCCGGCGAGGTCCCAGGTGTGCCAGCCGGGACCGACCCGGCTGGCGTAGGGATCTCCGCGGCAGCCTCCGCCTCGGCCGCGGCCCGCGCCTCGGCCTCCGCCGACTCGGCCATCGAGGTCAGCATCTCCATCAGGTCGAAGTCGACCGTCCCGTCGAGCAGGCTGTCCAGCGGCACGTCCCGCCCGTCACGCCGCCAGATCAGGCAGGCCAGCACGCACATCGCCTTCGCCGAACCGGCAGCCAGGTCCTCCTGCCATTCGGCATAGCGGCGCTTGTAGGCGTGCTCGACCCACAGCGCCTCCGACATGGGCGCCCGGGTGCTGTCCCAGTCGAACGGCTCGCCGTTGATGACGACCTTCATCAGGCTCCCTTTGCTTGTGCTTTCGCGTTGACGTCGCGCAGCGCCTGCTCCAGCGCGGCGCGCACCTGCGGCGCGGCGCCCTCCGCCGGGCCGGTGAACCAGCCCGGCTGCACCGACGGCTCCCCCTGCTCGAACCAGTGTTTCCGGTTGCCGAAGAGGGGATGCCACAGGATCCCGGCATCGAGACGCCCCAGCCGCCGCTTCCTGAAACTGGCGTTCGCCGCGACGACCGACGCCGTGGCGTCGGCACCGCTATTGCGGACGGACGTGGTGATGGCAGTGTCCGCGCCGAGCACCTCGGCGTACCGGTTCGGCAGTTTCGGCGCCAGCCCGGCGCGGATCCTGCCCGGTACCGGCTGCACGGCGCGGCGCATTCCCGCGGTCAGCTCGCGGGCCAGGTCTTCGTCCCCGGCGCGGCGCAGCCGGAACGCGATCGCCTCCAGCTCGCTCGCCATGTCAGCCACGCGGGCCTACCCTGTAAGTCATGTGGCATGCCTGCCTGATCGCCGCCGTCGCCGTCCTGTCCGTCAGCTGCGCCATCGCCGGGGCTTTCATCGGCGCCCGGTCACGCCACGCGACGGACGGGGCGTTCATCGGCCTGCTCGCCGGCCCGCTGGGCATCCTGGCGCTCTGGTTCTGCCGCAGCGATAACTGGTCCTGAGCCGCCAGCCGTGAGGCGCCGGTTCCGGAACGACGGCTAGGTGTTCAGCCCGGCCGGGGTGTACCTGGTGATCGCAGTGGCCGCGGACCAGGTCGACTTGAAGTTGGCCGCGCCGCCGACCGCCCCGTCAGCCGATGCGTCCACCAAAATTTGTCCCATCCAGTACCAGTTGTTCGGGTAGGCGGACACGTCCGGGTACAGGTAGAACGTCCGGGACAGCCCGTCGAGAGCGGCGACGAACGTCTGTGACGTGGAGTCGTCGAGGAACCCGCCGAAGTCCCCGGAGCTGTCCGGGAGTCCGGCGACGTAAATGAGATTGGAGTCACCGAACGAGGTGACGTCCTGGCGGGCTGTGGACTGGTTGATCGTCCAGGACGCCTGGAACGGCAGCGGTGTCGCCAGCCCGCCGTTGGTCGCGCTGAGGTAGATCCTGCCGTTGCGTCCGTGATGCCTGGCCACTATGGTGTCCCTTTCTGCTGGTCAAGCAGGCGGAGCAGCCGCTTCGCCGCGTTCTCGAATGTGCGGTCCTGGATCGCCGCGCGTGCCTTCGCCGCCGCGGCGTCCCGCTCGTCCGGGTGGGCGAGCGCCCACCGGATGAGGTCCGATGCTTCCGCCGGGTCCGTGAAGGACGGCAGCATGGGGAACAGCGCGTCAGACTCGGGCCGGGAATCGCGGGCGAACCACAAGCCGCACGCCGCCATCTCGATCTCCCGGGGCCCGCACGCCCAGCCCTTGTCCGCGCGGCCTTCCTCGCCTTCGCGGCGGTAGAAGTTGATCCCCGTCGCCGCGCGCCGGTACAGGTCCGCCGTGTCAGCGTTGTCCATGCACATGTCCTCGCCGGCCAGCAGGTATTCCCGCAGCGGCGAGTCCGCGGCGAGGCGCCGCCAGAAGCCGCCGAGCGCGACGCGGAGCCCGGTCAGGTCCATCGCTTCCCAGAACGCGATCCGGGACGGGAACCCGGTGCCGGTGAACGCCAGGTCATAGTCCGGCGTCATGCCCGGCGGCGGCGGGTAGTGGACGGCCGGCCGGTAAGAGTGCGGCTGGTACCCGGCGACGGGCGAGACGGCCCGGTACTCGTCCAGGGTGGCCGGGTCGTTCACCAGCGCGACGTCCGCGTACTTGGCCATCTCCAGCTGCTGGCCGTCCTGGTACGGCGCCTCGCTGAACAGCATGACGATCCTGTGGCCGCGCGACCGCATCACCTCGAGCGCGAACGGCGACGTGAAAAACGCCGACACGCACAGCACCACATCGGGCCACCATTTATAGCACTCGTTGAACAGCCAGTCCGAGGCGAGTGAGACAGCCTGCTCGTTGGTCAGCGCCTTGCGAGCCGGGCGGCGGCCGTCGCTGTCGGCCTCAGCGGTCTCGTCGGGCATCAGCGCCGAGTCGAAGAACGTAAGCCGGGCGTCGAGAGTGGACTCCATGACCTGCTCGCCCAGGCCGCGGAGCGCCTCCGCCCACCCGTTGTGCATGTCGGCGACGCTGAAGTTGGGCCCCGGGTGCACGATCAGCCAGCGGGCCATCAGTCCCACTCCGTCGAGTAAGACACCCGGTAGGCGACGAGGACGGCGACGCCGCCGAGGGACAGCCGGTTAACCCACCGGCCGTCGCTGGTGCCGTCGAACATGATCCCCGGCGCCGCGGCCGGGTAGCCGCCGGACACCGCCGCGGCGTCCTCGGCAGCGGACAGCAGGACTGCCGCCCGCTGCCGCCTGCCGGTCGCGTCAGCGGCGTCGCCCGACTGGCACACCAGCACGCAGTTGACGGACCCGGCCTCCGACCGCACCCCGGTCATTTCCAGGTTCGACTGCGCGTAGGTGCCCGCGAGGGCGTCGGGGGCGAGCGTCCCGTCCGCCTCGAGGGTGCCGTCGTGGCCGACGATGAGGAAGTCCGGGTCGGAGCCGGTCATCGGCCGCAGCCCGTCATACACGGGGACGCCGCCGCCGCCTGGCGCGGAGAACGGCGACGCGGCACGGCAGGCACCCAGCAGCGCGAGCACCGCGTCGTTGAACCGGGTGACGGGCATCTAGACGTACGCCTCAGTCAGGAACGGCACGCCGTTCTGCGAGCCGTTGAGAAGCTCGGCGGCACGCGGGGGAATGGCGTACGCGAACCCGGGGACCATCACCGGCTGCTCCCCGGCCATCGGCAGGGCCAGCGGGCCGCGCTGGGACTCCCACAGGCTCTGCAGGACGATCCGGGCGAAGCTGTTGAACGCGGCCGGGACCGACGTGCCCCACCCTGCCACGTAGGTGACGTTCACCTGCGGCAGCCAGACAAAGAAGGGCCCGTAGAACGGCAGGCCCAGCTTCCGCCTGATCAGGCCCGCGTTCACGTCGAGGTCCAGGCCCGCGCTGATGTCGATCACGCCGCCGGACGCTGACAGGATCTGCGTCACCGATACCAGGGGCCGCTGCCGCACCGGGATCACCGTCTGGTACGACTGCATCTCCGACCGCTCGGTGATGCTCCGGTTGACCAGCGGGCCGCCGGTGGCGCGCTCGAGGTTCGACTGGATCGTCGCGATGTAGCTTTGTATCTCCGTATCCGACGTGGTGTCTGACTGCGGGATGTTCAGCGCGTCCTTCGCGTCCTGCAGCGGCAGCACGGAGACTTCGAACGGGTCGAACACGTCGAAGTCGCCGAACGACACGCCCGCGCCGGTGCCCGTCGCCGTCCACGCGTACTGGTAGTGGCCCGTCGCGGCCAGGTCGGTGACGGGGATGTCCTGATGGTAGGTACCGGTGCTGTCGTTCACCGGCGAGGCGTAGGTGCCCGTGGTGAGCTGCGTGCCGTCGGCCTGCGCGAGCTTCACCAGCAGCGTCAGGGCGGTCGCGTTGACGAGGGCGCCGGTGACGTCGCGGACGGTGGTGGAGACGCGGACGGGCTGGCCGGCCGGGTAGCGGCTCATGACGGCCCTCCTGTCCTGGTGTCCGATGCGGTGAGGGCGGCGGCCCCAGCGGTCGCCGCCGAGGCTCCCAGCGTGGCCAGGGGCGCGTCCGATGCGGTCAGGGTGCCGACGGTGAACGCGACGGTGGTGCCGGAGACCGCCGTGACCGACCCCGCGCCGGCCAGGGCCGCGGGGGCCTGCAGCCCGGCGGCCGCGGCCATGGCGCCAGATGCGGCGAGAGTGCTTCCCGCCGCCTGCGCTGTCTTCGCCGTGACGCTGCCGGCGGCGGCCAGGTTCGCGGTGCCGGTGATCTGCCCCGCGGCGGTGACCGCACCA